GCTCCGCCCTGCCCCATCGGGGCGCCATTTAAAATATCAGGCATGATTTTCCTCCTCATTAATAATAACCTTTTCGGCTAAATCGTTCAGTCTAAATCTCAGTGATTCAAAAACACCGGAGATTTTATACACCAGATCTCCCTTTATTTCCGTTGATCCTATGTTCCTGCAGAGCAGATCCCCTAAGTCGTTAAAAGCACACTGCATTCCATTGTCAAGGGCCGCATGGTCTATGTTCAGGCCAGACGTCTGCTCTTTGATTCCAGTATACGTGAGATTAACAATTGGCCTAATCTTTTCTATGTCTATATTTCTCCAGCTATCCATGTCATTAACCATGTCAATAATGTCGAGCTTGGTTAGATGCCAAACATGATCAAGCATAGATGATATCTTCTCATAGTCTCTCTTAACAGAAGTCTTTGCTGACTTAGTTCCATGTTGGTTTGTCGGCTTATTCCTGTTATTAGTTGACTTTTTTCCGGCCGTTGATCTTGTCTTACCCTTGACGGTACTAGCAGACATGACCTTTGCTTTCTCAACTCCCTTTGCCCCGGCTATTTCTACGGCAGCTTCAGTCTCCATTTCAGAGATTGGTAGTTGAACTCTCTCCACATACATGTCTTCTCTTTGATCTTCGCCAACGGGATCTCTGGCGATCTCCTCTCGCATTTCCGTTTCTGTAATCGCATGATGCTCATACTTGAATACAGAGTGATTCTGCGTCTTGAGCATATTGTCTATGTCTATCTCTCGGAACTTGAGCTTGACAAACATGTCTTCTGTCTCATCAATGACAAAGCCACCCTCAAACAAAAGTTCCTTAAACATATACTCGTTTATAAAGTTCTCAACAACGGCCTGAAAATCCTTGCATCGATCGGTAAGTGACTTGTCTATCGTTGATGCCGTTGCTCTGTTTGCCGTATCTCCTCGTCCGAGTGATATATCTGATATACCAAGACCGGCAATAACTCTTCGTTCAAAATATTTCAGATAATTGGTTGCATCGAGAGCCTTTCCTTCGGCGCCAAGATTCTTTATCTCATGGCGCTCGGGAGTAACGATGCTGCCCTCCGTAGGCATTCTCTCTATCTGCTCCTTTATAATATCTACTTCTGATGTCCCATCTTCGTAGATTTCAGCTGGAGCCGTTTCGGTACCTACTATGTACTGATAGAGAGGAAACAGATGCTGGGAGAGCAGCATCTCTATATTCTCTTCCATCCTACGTAATGATCTGATGTCATCTAATACAGGTACTATATACGGAGTTCCGAAAGCAAAACCTTCTTTTTTATCGTAATATATATGAATTATGTTCTCGGGTATAAATTGAGGCATTATTGGATTACCCGGAACCCTCTGCCAGTATTTCAAGACTTGCCCATGGAAATCCCTCTTAATTCTTATGGATGTAGGGTCCATTGGAAAATATGCCGCTACCGGAGGTAGTTGAGTTCCGGATACTCTCTTGATTGGCATTCCGCTAGATCTCTTAAAATCTCTGACCTTAACAAGGAATGAGTTTGCATATGCGACAACATTTTGCATTATACTTCTTAATACCATGTCAAAGGTAAGTCCAGATACCTCCGCCATTTCCCTTAGCCTGCGCCTTATATATTTTGTAGCCTCTTCATCTCTGGAGGCTATATCATAACCCTCCTTAAGGCATAGCTCCACATGCTTGTTGAATGCCTGGCGGACATATGACTCTATATCCATCACCTTGGATATTTCTCCAAGGTTATATTCAGCAACCTGGAAAGATGTCCTGCTTTGCGTCGGTCCCAGAACACCATAAGCCACACCTGCATTCGCGACTTTTGACGCTACCAATGGTTTTCTTTTGTTAAAATTTATCTTAGTTTTGTCGGCAAGTGTATTACTTATGGAAAATAAATTCATTTAAACTCTCCCCTGATATTGTTGGATAAATTGCTCTAGCCATACTATTGGAGCGGGAAGATCTGACACGCCAATATTCTTCCTGCAATCATCTAGCCTCTTTGAAATGGTAATTGTGTCTTGTGCCGTACTCTGGTTTATAATACCAGCTGCTGCTGCGGAATCTCCGGCAGCCGTACTATCCTCAATAGCTTTCTGTTGCTCGGGAGTTATAAAGCTATTATAAATGTTGGGATTCTCCTCAGTCGGATATACATAAATATTCGGATTGCTTATTTGATCTAATACCTTGTTTGCCTCATCCGATTGTGGAGTGTCATTCACGCTACACGTAGCTGCAAGTTCCATTGCCCTAATAACCATGTCGAGAAGGTTGATAGCCCTATTGAGCCACTTGTTCTCGTTAGCCTGGAAGATCTTCGCATCGTGACCGATTTTACGAAATTCTAGATACTTGTACCATTCATTCAACAAATCAAAGATATACTTCTCTGCACTGTCTATTGCTTCGGTAATATACTGCTCTATCAACTGCTTTATCGGAAGACACTCAAAAACCTTATTCCAGTTAGAATCCTGGCTGTGTATCCACCGCTCAATTGGATCAACAATACGCTGAATCATTTGCTCCATAAATCCCATAAGCTGATTCATTATGAGATAACGCATTATGTTATTCAGCACATCCTTGAACGCATTCAGAAGATCGTTGAAATCAAGATTTAAACTGAACCTAAGAAAATTAAGAAGTGTTTGTAGGCCCCTCAGCGTCTTCTCATCAAGCTTCACGGAAAACTTCACAAAGCAGCATACAATATCTGCTGTCCATGTGTTGTTGAACAAGAAGTTAACATCATTAAGGAATTTGTTTGTATAGTCCAGATATCTGTCTGTCACACTGGCTATACCAGGATCTGGTCTCAAAGACACCAGATCCTTAACCGCAACTCCTATATTTTTAACATCTGCTACAGCTGCGTTAGAATATGCACTCCAAAGGTTTTGAAACCCATATATCTGGTTCTGCTCAAACACAACGTCCTGCTTGAACAACCATGGCTCATATTCTTCCTGATAAAAGTTGCTAAGAAAATTGTCTACAAAGTTTATAATTTGCCTGGAAGCATAGTCCTCAACGTCCCACTGCAAAATATTCTCGTCATAATCAGCGCTGGATGACAGTCCATAGTGAGCTGCATATCCGGCGTACATGCTTGACTGGATCAGCTTTGAATTAGATTGTGTGTCATTGCTGGATTTTGCAATAATATCAGTGACATTGATATTATTAACACCGGCATTAAGCTTCTCGAGAAGGTTCTTGTAGAGCGGATAGGAAACCGATTCTCCACCGCTAGACGGGTCTACCTTCATCAGAGCATCGTATACCGACTGATCTTTCATTTTATCAACCGGTATCTTTAAATTAATGCTTGCTTCATCTATCCTGTTGCTTAATTTATCTGCTTTCTTGCTAAGGTCTGCAAGATTAGCCAGATAATTCTCGGGAGACTTCGCAGGCGTAGATACAGATGGGTTCACAAAACCCTGAGAAAGAGCAGCTATCCTTTCTCTGTACCATGAAACTTGTGCCTTATAATTTATCTTTGATGAATCTTCCCGACTTAATGACATTTTACCCCTTTAATTTTGGCGGTGCGCCGCTGGCAACAGGCAGGGGGGGGTGACCAGCTACCAGCGGTTCTCCCGAATGAGGAGATGGATAGAATCCTACGCACCTTTTTAAAAATTTGCTCTCCCACTAGGAGTAGAGTTCCTTGCCCTACTTAATTTACTTGGTGAAGGAACCTGCTTTCTCCCCTCTATCTTTCTTTCCTTGGCACGAAAGAAGTCAATTGCGCTTTTTGCTGTTGTCTCTTGAAACATCGTCTTTCCAAACCATCTTGGAGTTATTGCTAAGCGTTCCCTTTTTTCTCTTTCAATCTTCCCCCGGCTCAGCTGAAAGTCCTTTTCCAACTTCTCTCCGAACTTTCCAGCAATTCCTATTTCAACAGATCTATTCTGGCGATTGATATCGCTAAACTCCATGGTTGCGGCTAGCACTGACAACATCCATGCCGCAATGGCATGATCATTCTCGTCACTATATACTGGTTGTCCAAGGGCCGTTGTTCTTATAACAGTGTAGTCTCTAATCTGTCCGACTAAACCGTTCTTAATATCTTCCGACTCCGGGAATATAACCTGACCGTCTTCCATCCGTCTTGCACATAAATTAACCATAAATGGTTTCATGTGCTTCTTTACTATCTGCTTGGTGACTGGATCGCGTATCTCCATCTTATCGCCGAAGTAGATACCCTTAACCTTATTTGCAAGACCACTCAGCGGGTGTTCTATCCCATACTTCCTAAGCATTTCTATCTGGGTGTGCCCATATCCCTGATCAACATATATATATTCAGGGTTCCATAAGTTATTAAGAGCTATTATCTCTTCGCATGATTTGACCTGAGTGAACTCTTCTTGTGTTATTACCTTCTTTGAAACAACCTTAAACGCACCCTTCCCGCTATTAAGGCTCTTATTCCACTCGGTCACAATGATACACGTTCCATTGCCAGCAGTATTCCAGTCAACCCCTATTGTATATAAAGAATCTGGATTCCTTCTGACCTTATCAATATCATAGTTCTGTAGACATTCATCAACAAATTTCTTTAAGAATACACCTTCTGCTATATCTCCGAACTCGGCTTCGAATTCATGCTTGTACCCGGCATCCGAATACTGGGCTCTTTCCAATCTCTCTGTCTGAATACTCCATGACGGAGAGACGCTTGATGGAAAATGAAATTCTTTATATCCAAGTTCTTGGTCTGTACAGAACCTCCAAAACAATTCTCTCTTACCCGTAGGAGTTGAAGATGCCCATATCAATACGTCTGGTCTGGATGCCTGTATAGCTAAGATAACTTCGAAATCGCTTTCACTTAGATAATCAGCTTCGTCGATCAGGATCATATGCGCATCCTGACCACGAATACCGGTGGATTTACTGCCCGTCCTGGTTCCGGCAGTAAAACCTAATATCCGGGATCCATTGTAAAACTCAACTCGATATGGGTTTTTAGTGTTCCTCTTTATGGATGACCTAAGAGAATCACTCTTACTCAGGAATGT